ACAAGGTATCACTTTCGATACCATCGAAGTGCAGAGATGCAACCTCATCCCTACCACCATCAGGACCATCAAAATCCTGGATACTTACTTTAACATTTTGGCAATACATATATACTCCTGAAAAATGGGGCACCTTAACATGCAACGCACGGAGCATAATGCGTTTGTCCTGCATGTGGTGCCCCGTGGTTACGTTATTGCAAACACTCCTGATGTAATGCAGACACATCGGCACCACCTGTGAAATGACAGTCTTGCTTGAGACCTATAAGGTTACACCAGTTGATCCACATGTTGGCAGAACCACCTGCCTCATCAACTATGTCAAGGTATTGGTATACCTTGCGAGACTTTGTGTCAAGGTTGTTACCTGCTGTTTGGAACATGGCAGGTGTACCTTTGGAGGCATCGACATCAGGCATGTAACGCTTGATGTTGTGTACATCCATACAACCTGCTTTGCCAGTCAATAACTGGACAACAAAGGCAGACTTAGGTATACCTAACCCTGGTACCTCTAAAAACAACATGATAAGATCATGGTCTGCATCGGCTTTTTTAGCCTTGATGATGGACATAGCACGGGCATAGAGATCATCACGGTGCTTACGTACATAGGTCAAGCCTGTACGTTTGTTGCCCCAGATCCATGATGACTTGAGACCACGCTTACGCCATTCCTTCATGTACTTTGGTAGAAGGAAAGTCTGAACTCTAATACTAGCAAAGACAAAGGCTATTAGTTGCTCCATGTGCTTTGCACTGGTTTGACCAAAGGCACGTGTGTACCCATTGTGCTGTAAATAGTGTTTACGTGTTGCTTCCATAAGAATGCTCCTGTATGATTGCGATTGACTAAAGTATAGCAGGACTTGATGGACTTGTCAAGCCCTGCATGGTTCCTGCTATCCAAAGATACGTGCAAGGTATCCGAACAAGTCTTTCATCTTCCTACCTGGAAGATTAGACTCTTTAACAAACTGACGCATCACCTTCATCTGGTGACAGAATTCCGGACGGGGCTGACCTAAGTCCCAGAGGATTATATCCTCACCAGTGGACTTGATCCGACCAAGGTATACACCTTTGCGTACAACCTTGTCACCGTACCCCTCACGTATCCATTGCCCAGGATGAAACGTCTGACCTGCGGTTACGTTTTGACCTTGCAGACCCTCGATAGCGTTCAAGTATAACATATTGACCTTTCGTTGTCAATGATACATGGTTTTAGTTTGAGCATCACGCTGACCACCATGCAGATCAACGTGATGCTTATATCATAGCACACCAAATCAAGTTTGTCAAGTGCTACTCATCGAGATCCCATAAGGGATCACAACACATGCCTGTCATCAAGAACTCTCGCTCGGACACATTCAAGGTCGGGAAAGCATCTTGAATCAACGCACCATTATTATAACCCATCAGATTCTGTTTGTCAACTACCATTTCATGATACTGTCCAGACCTACAATACCCACTGAGGCATACGGTATCATCCGTGATCGAGTGAATGTGTACGTTAGGTCCATGTAAGTATTTTTGAAACATTGTATCACCTTAAAAGAACATTGTCAACTTAGGCATATATTGTGGTACAATATACGCATTAAAACAGTTTTTTCTTTTCATGTTGTTCTTTTCAAGAACATTACGAGAAGATTTATATTTTTTGATTGGCTGATATATCCACATATAATAACACCTCAGTTTGGGTTTGTCAAGTGTCCAGCCATCGTAGCCTCACCTACGCACTGGTTTAATTTGTTACCTGCATCATCCATGTATGAGACTGCAAGATACAAGGTATGATTCTGGCACTGTTCATGCTCTTGCTTGAGCATGTCATGAAGTTCTTTGAACTTACGATTAAACTCTATGATTTTCGCTAGTTGCATATTCGCTCCTGTGATTGCGTTTGTCTATATTATATAATGTGTCTTGATGTTTGTCAAGCCACTGGTTTACTTGTGTAACACAAGTACCTATGGATCACTCAAGATCGCTTGTGTACCTGTGTTACCTTTAGTATACCATGTGGTTATACAACTGTCAAGACTACCTTGCCCATGACCATTTAGCAATTGTAAATTGCTCACGTTTACGAAAGGCACCACTGGTTTTACGCATAGGTCCATCCGAGCATACATCTACTCGTCTGGGTCCGTCTGTGCTCACTGGCACAAGACGATCTGGATTGATACCTTGTCTGATTAGTTTCTCACGTTGTGTCATACATGCTCCTATGTTTGTGTTTGCGTTTACGTTTGGGTGAACTCAAGAACTGATCTGTCAGATGGCTTGTCTCAAGCTCGCCAATAAGTATAACGACCAGATCGCAAATGTCAAGTTTGGGTCTGGCTTGGCACCGTAGGTGCTGTGCACATAGGCCCGCACACGCTCAGACGTTGCTAACACACGCAACGACCTACGGTCGTCACACGGCAACACAGGTGACGTTGAGGACTTGAGTTAACCAAAGGTTAAAAAAACAGATGCAATTGGATATATAGCTAATCAAACCAATGAATACCTATATACCCAATCAATCCTCACGTACACACAGGTATGCAAGCATCATACCAGCGTACACATACGTATACATAGGCATGACATGTGCATGGCACACAGGTACACACAGGAATGCAAAAGTTGTGCCAAGCTAGTACCCCCTGGTACCCCCAAAGGGGGTAATTCGTATCTCTATCGATAACTAAGGGTTTCATATTTTTTTACCAAAATATGACTAACAGGACATTAGATACATACATTAGTATACTATAGTAAGTACCACTACACTATATACTAATTATATACTAAACCACTTAGGTTCTACTTCAGTAAACTTATTTACACTAATGGCATTCTGCATGAATATCTCAAGTTCCTTATCTAGTAACTCATCTTTCCTTGTCTTCATCTCACGATCTACATCAGCAGACATTTGTTCTACCCAGTATGCTACTGCCATAGACAACACATCCAGTCTGTCATCATGTACTAAAGCCCCACGTTCTTTAGTTACCCTAGTCATCTGGTAAGCTAACATGTACTTAGGTTGCTTTTCTGGTGGGTAGTGTTGCACTGAACTATAGTCTTTCTCAAGTGCTCTCCTGTCGATCACTAGCTTATGCTGATTCATAACAGGTTCTAAGACATCAATAATCCTTTTCTCTTTCTGGATGTTGTGTCTGACTTCTTCTATCGTCACAGGGTGCACCTTAGTCAACACAGGTTTAAGCAACTCAGTGAACATACCATCACCAAAGTTAGATTCCACAAGTACATAGTTTACCTTATGCTGCCTTGCGATCATGCTTATGGTCTTCAGTACACGTTCTCCATAACCACCCTCTATGCCACCAAAGTCTACGACATAAAGATAACCATTCAGCATCTTAACTACAGCGTATGCTGTTTCGTCTTGACCACGACCACTAGGGTCTATAGCCAGGAGAGAACCCGTGTAATCAATGTAATCTCCAACAGTATCCAAGGGCTTATAATAAAAGTCACCAGGAAGACCGACATTAGGAATGTCAACAATCTTATCTTTATCTCTTCCCCAAATAATCTTCTCTGGTCCCTTTTCACTATCTACATCCATAACAATCAAGTCCTCAAGTTTAAGTGGGTATCTATTGGCATCACTTAAACTCGTGTCTAGCATAAACTGTAGACTAAACCCTGATCTACCATAGGACAACTCACGTTCTAAGAGATCATGGTCTCCGAATCGTTTTGGGTCAGTAGGTTGTCCAACTATGGTAGGATCAGTGTCTACCTGTCTAACTAACGTATCCGCTAGTCTACCATTGTACTTAATAGTATCCTTTGGGTACCTAGCGGGCCATATTTTAACTTTGTATCCACGTTCAGGTAATACTTCATACAAACTCATTTCAGTCTGTGGTGTACCTAGATAGACTACACGACCATCAGGTTTCAAGACAGCATCAAATTCTTTCACAGCTTCTGCGATCTTGTCTCGCATAGTTTGTGTCATGGAATTATTAGGTATCTCTATGTCATCTGCAATAATCAAGTCTGCACGACTACCAGCCAACTGACCAGTGATACCAGCAGACTTCACAGAGGGACTGTGAGATGCTTTGGCAGGACCAACGTCAAAACTAATCTTAGATTGACGCTGGTTGTCTCTAGGAATGAGATGTTGGAGAAGCGGCATCTCCTGAATAAGCCGCATGGTAAAGGTGCTGAAGTCGTCTGCTCTTATCTTACTTGCAGATACTACGAGTATTTTAACTTCAGGATTGAGGTATAATTGGTGACATGCGTAAGCAGAGGTAATGTAAGATTTCCCTGCACCACGAAATGCCTCTATGACAATACGTTTTTCATCCGACTGTAGATAATCGGCTATATCATACTGTACAGAAGTAGGCTCTGGAAGGTTTAAATGGGACCACACGACAAAGAGAAAGTTACGGAAGTCTCTTAGGTCATCTACTATCGTTTCCATTCGTCTACGTCCGTTGTATGAATTACTATATACTTAATTCTTTCCTTGGGGCTAACCCAAGTTCATCAACACATATACCAGCTAACCTACTATACTCGTCCTGCATAGGTTTACCTGACTTCTTAACAATGTCTTCGTAGGTATATAGTTCTCTAGTTTTATCTAATATACAATCACACACCATACCATTAACCTGTTGTGACTGTGGGCTTTTCATGTTGGCCCCTTGAAAACATCCCATCCACAACACTCTAATCTGCTGTGTAGTGAAGGAACCCTTAGTTTTAATACCCCAAGTAGATGTAGGTATTAATAATGCTATCACGAGGGCTATATGAATAATTATATAGCGTATCATAAGTTACCTTTCTTCGATGAGGATCACGCCTCACCCTCCTTATTGGCATATACGTGTTCAACGCTTTCCACCTTTTTTATTAGGTTTACCTTTGTTACTTCCGTATCCTTTTTTCATTAGCACTTCCATTTTCTTAATGCTTTATTAATACGTGAATCCGGGTCACGTGCCGTTTTGCTAGAAGTCAACTTGGCTTTCATACCTTTCATCCTAGCACAGAATGACTTTTTT